GGGGTCTCAACGGCGCACACGCCCACATTTTCTTTTGTCTGTTTCCAGTACTTTATTGCATCGATAAGGCGGTCGATGCCGGACAAGTCACTGACGATCATCGGTGGATCGTCGCCAGTGGAATCCGCGCGTAACGCTTCCATTCTTTTGGACTTCCATTCCTTGGCGAAGCACGACAGAGTCGTTTCCAAAGGAATGGTTTTTTTCGGCTGGAGAAGCTTCCAGATCTTTCGACCCGGAAGCTTCACCCCAGGTAGGGCTCGTTGGTCTTTTTTTAACGAGCGGGCTCTTTTCTTTTGTGCGTGGAGCCCGGACCATAACTTGTCCTCCCGTGCCCTCTCCACCTCACGGCGGAGTGTCGCAGCCTCTTCCTCGCGAGTTAAATCGTACCCATCGGGCATGGGTACTACGGGGAATAGGTTGGTGAGTACAGGATCCTCGGTCTCTGGACGGGCTGATATGGCGTATTTCAAACGCTTCGAAGCAAGGACTTGGGCGATTAGGTCCCCAGGAAGGCGGTGCACAGTTTTTGTTTTCTGTCGAGCCAGTCTCGACACGTTGGCAAGCACCACCATCCGGAACCCTCTCGGACTCTTTGTCGCCTCGCTAGCGTAACCCATAACGTCGGCCACACCCTCCTCCATCCACAAGGAACTCACATTCGTTTTCTTTTCCTCAACGCAGTTCTTGAATACGGTGGAATTGATTTCTCCGTATACAGGGCTTCTCATAGTCTTTTCCTTATTCACGATCAGGCCTACTTGCGTGCCTTCAGCCTCAATCGCCTCGACTAGTCCGCCACTACTGACGTCTCGGGTAAGCAAATCATCGCCGTTGATAAGACAACGATGACCAGTCCATTCCTTGAACTGGATTTTCCCGCTGACCATAAGTGTGGTAAGCGCCATGTCGACTACGGTCTTGTTAACCAAGCAGAGCAGTGGGAAGCTCATCAAGCTCCCCATAGGCTGCCCGCTTTCGGCGGTGTACCCGTCGATCCGAAGATCGCCTAAAACGTCCAGGCACCGAACCTCATCGTCACTTAACCCCACACTCTTTTGTTTGAGAACATCTATCATCGCGCGTACATAAGCCAGCTTAATTTTGTCCGTCGCTGACGAATAGTCAAAACTGAGCCAATCGGTATCGGCGCAGCCATCGCGTAGATGTTCTAACTTCTCACGGGTCGGGCTACCCACAAGAAGCCATCCCTTCCGTTTGAGCACGGCGTAGAGACGATCATGAAGCGGCTTGAGCACCTCGGTATTGAAACTTGAGTACAAAGTGACAATCCTCGGCTTCCCTGCTGAGTATACTAGCTTGACCTCAGGCTCCCTATCGAACTCCTGGCGGTTCCAGTTACCGCCCTGCCGTCTCGTGAAAGCATCTGTGGCGTGTCCGTTCGGGACGAAACAGACAGTCTCCTTTCCTTTGTCCCAACCCTGGGGGACGTTCCTGGCGAACGCTTCCCGAAACTTAATCAGATGTTGCTGGTCAACATCCTGTGGCTGGCGCCTTTCCTCCTTCCATTGATCTATCTTGGACGCCTGTAGGACTTCGCAGGCATCACACGGTTGGTCTTCGAC